AGGGCCCATGCCCTTCGTGAATTGTGACGCCATCGTCCAAAGAAATCACGCGAAATTTTTTGGGATGTGACTCATGGAGTGTGACTGAGCCACGAACTCCGTTCAGGCACATGACAAAATCATCACCACGAACGGCTGCAAATGAGCGTGACACGCCAGTATCCGTATCTTCCGTACTCCATTGCTGGTTCAACAGGGAGGGAAATGGATGTGGGCCACCACCCTCACCAACCCGCGTAGACTGCCAATTAGCGACATCAGGGGGCAAGAGAGGGATAACCTTCGACAAGACCTTCTGGAGTCGCTGAGAGGCCAAGTCTGAGCTGTACTCGCCGTTTTTGATGTGAACCCCAAAGACATCATGGTGTGTAGACATCCCACAACCCGCAATAAAGGCATTGAGCGGAGCCGCCGCAGCCACCGCGACTTCTCTTCCGCTAGAGCTTTTATCCCATCGTTGGTGTTCGTTATCGACCACAAATTCAGGGCATCCTTCAATCGGCCAGCGTCCATGCCACGGTTGCCGAACCCATCTCCATGCTCCTTCATGTGTAGATTGATAACGAGGGAAATGAATCGTTGTCGCTGAAGCCGATGAGCCGGTATAGAGATGCGTTAACCGCTCTTTCATGTCCTCCCATGTCTCAGCGGAAGTCGCAGATAAAGCAAATGGAACATCACAACGCTCCTGAAATGCCGCAGACGCCGACCGGACCTCATTATCCGACCAATCATTATGTGTATGGTTCCATTCATTCACACACTCAACGAGGCAGACCTTATCCCTATTCTCTTTCACGAGGTCGGCCCATCCTCGCGCCAATGTTTCGGCATCCTTGATCATCTTACGCCTGGTAAACATCGTAATCTGAGAGCGCAGACCACATTCTGCAAGAGAGTCAATCGTCTGTTGCATGAGTGAGAAGTAGGACGGATCGACACTGTGTCCGTTGTAAGGATTGATACCTCCCGGCCAGTCATGTGCGCCAAACCACCGCACATACGTCATCCCACATCCACTCGCCCATTCCGCAAGGCGTTCCAGTTGACCGGGATTGTATTTGACCGCCCACGGGGACCAGAACGCACTGACACCTACGGCTGGAAATGAACCCTGATCGTCACGTAAAGCGTGTCGGTCAGTCCGTAAACTCCCCATAAAAGGGCGAGAGGAAACCACCTCTGGCTCAGGCTGAATAGCATCAAGGATCGACGACATCGACCCGAACCGATCCTGTTCGTGAATCGCTCGATACGTCGCTTGATTGATGACACCCTGGTCTGGTTTGCGCTTGACTTTTTTCAACCGCGACAAAATTGATTGTTCAAAGAGTTCAGGCGAATCAGCCAGCAGGAGAAACGCGCTATCCGTATGCGAATGCTGAATCCACCAGTCGTAGTCAGGCTTCTTCATGGAGGCTCTGTTTCATGTTCTCGACCATCGAGTCATGGAGGCTCTGTTTTTCAGCGTCAGTCGGAGGTGAACCAGTCGTGACTTCAAACACGGCGTAGCTTGCAGCTAAGGATTCCTCAGTCACTCGATTCTCAGCGTCGAGGTCGATACTGATTTCCTCGTCAATGAATTCCTGTATCCATCCTTCAATCGTTTCTGTTGATGGGGGATCTCCCGGCCCTTCCCATGACCCTTCTCGTAACACCCCATCCATCCCCGGCCCGTCAACGACACACTTCGCACCTGGAACTTTCCAGACAATCACATTCAACGTGTTATGGAACAATTCATTTAAGTGAATCATACTTCTATCTCCAACAGCGTGATTGATCCCCGACCATTACTAAGCATGACGTAGGTGTTGGACGCATTGGCAGCATTCGCAAATTCAACCGTGTACGTCAACTCCGATGTCGTTGTCGGGTTATCAAAATACGTAAACGAAGAGGCACCGGCATAGTTTGTTGCCGATGACGCGGTATATGCCATGTTGTGTTCGATGTTTCCACCGCTCATCGTACTGGTTGCGCCACCTGAGATCGCTCGTCGAACGCGGATATTAACGCCAGTGGCTCCAGACTTGCCAACACCACCGATAGTCACGATCACCAGAACCTTGTTATTTGAGTCTGCCAACGTAATTTTGTCGAGGACATTTGTTGTGGCGAACGTCGATGAGGTCGATCCGACCTGCGCGGTGTAGTTGAAGCTCTGTACTTGGAGAACCTTTCCAGCACTAACTCCGGTGAGGTTGGCTCCGCTTAAATCTGCCAAGTACGTTGATGAGAGTTCAGGGATTTTCCCTGCCGCATTCACAATAGCGACGTTGCCGGTACCAGCCGTAATCCCGCCAGCCACATCAATGCTGGTTGCAGATGTATCTGTTGTGGCGAGCTTGCCTGACGTTAAGAGATCCGTGCTGTCGTTGTAGACCAGTCCTGCATCACCCCCAAAGTTCGTCCCGCCATCGTTGTATTGGACTTGGGTGTCTGATCCCGCAGCGGTCGTTGCTGCCGAGGCAGATGCCCATTGGAGGGTGCCATCGGTATTGTTGATAGACAGGAACTGGTTCACGGAACCAATCGCTGCTGGCAGCGTTAAGGTATAGGAGGAAGATACGGTGGCAGGAGCATCAAGTCCTACATATTGTCCACCGGACGCATCCTGTAAGCGCAAGTCACCTTCAGCCGTAATGTCAGCTTGACCAACTGTGACGGCTGTAAAGGTTGGACTGTCTCCGGTACCGACGCCGATACTGGTGCGTAATGTGGCTCCGCTCTCGGCTACAGGATCTCCCGACCCATCGCCAACAATCATCTCACTGTCAGCTAGGACCGCCATCGGAGTAATAGCTCCGGTGCCGCTCCCTAACAACACACCCCCATCGGTGAGGGTGCCAACACCTGTGCCTCCGTCAGCGACAGGAACATCGGTGCCTCCAGCACGGTAAATAATGTTGCCCTCGATGTTGACATCGCCAGAACTTGCTTTAGTGAGTGTCGTATCAGTCGCATGGCCGAGTTCAATACCTGTGAACTGAGGACTGTCCCCTGTCCCGACACCAACACTGGTTCTGAGGGTTGCGCCACTTTCAGCAACAGGATCACCAGATCCGTCACCGACAATCATTTGTCCGTCAGTAAGCACAGCCATCGCGGTGATTGCGCTAGTCCCGCTTCCGAGTAGCACACCACCATCTGTGAATGTCGCTGCTCCTGTGCCTCCACGATTGACCGCTAATGTGCCAGTGGCATTCCCTGCCGCGAGGTAATAACTGCCCTCTTGGTCATCGAGTTTGTCAGCGTTCAGGTTGGTGCATTTGGTTGTAGAGGCAATGACCAAAGGAATCGTACCCGTCGCTACATCACTCTCAAAGGTATTGGCCCGAATCTCATACCCACCCGAATCCCAATTCGCAGAGAGGGCGACGGTGCCATCAGCCTTCACAAAGCCTGTGGCCTCGATCCCGTCCAACTTATCGGCATCCAGATTCGCCACCACCGCTGCACCAGAAACTACCGCAAACGGCGCATTGGTGCTGCGACTAAAGGTGTGCAACCCTGTAATCGTGTACGCGTTCTCTTCCGTCAGTAAGGTATTGTCGGAAAGATCCGCATCGGTATTTGTGACTTGAATGTCTGCCATATTAAAAACCTGAATCGTCAATATTAAGAGATCGCAAGAAGCTGCGATCATCCTGAGTAAGATTTCTCCTTAGCGGCCTCCACGGTGGACGAGTGGGGGTATTTGACTTCCTAAGCATTTTTTCTAAACCCTTACGAATGTCCTCAATCGAATGAGTAATATCGCGCCCACCCAATAAGTCTCGTTCCGTACTAATATCACCTATAAATCTACGACCGGCTCCTCTTTGAAATGGGCTTGCACCGGGAGATCGTAGTTTCCTTGCTTGGGACGCAGCAACATCAAGTCCAGATCCAAGAGAACCCTCGGTCCCCCTAATAGGCGTATCTGTTGTTTGTGTTCTATATCGAACAGGGACTTGATCTGGCGCATACTTAAATATTTCCTGATCTGGAGTATTGATTTGCTCAGTTACACCAGCCCTTCTCGTTGATGTCCTTGTACTTGGGACAACTTTAGGAGGTGTTATCGGTTTGTTTGGATAAAAATATCGTGCAAGCCGACCAAGGAGACTGGGATCTGAGTCATCTATGATTCTCGATAGAGTGTCAGTCGGCATATGCTCTGCCACTTTATCCATCACTCTTGGCCCATACGTGGCTTCACCGATCCTGCTTAATCCTGACTTCGCTAATCCACCACCTTTCTCTGTTCCTAAGACGCGCCTTCCCGTCAATGCAGCATTTGAAGCACCAGTGGCCGTTATTCCTCCAGCACCCATCAGAAGCAAATCTCTCGGTGTTGTCGGAACGTAATATTCTCCGAGTGGTGCTGCTTTTGAAAGCATTTCAAGTAGCGCAAGAGGTTCATCGCTTCCTTCTGACAATCTAAAACCACCAAACTTATCGCTCAATTCATCTGCGGTGATATCCGTTACACCAAAATCAGCCAATAACTGCATCATCGGGCTGTGTTGTGTGCGAGAAGCAGGATTCAAGTTGGTGTTATTGTATTGACCTAAATTATCCGAAGGTAAAGAGGATGTTAATTGTGACAACTTCTGCTTCTGAGCAGCCGTCAACGACTCAAATTGCTCATCTGTCAATCTGGCTCTGAGTTCTGGATAAATATCAACAGGGGTGCGCTGCTGTCGAGAAGAAGATGCCTCCTGCGTTGGCAATGGCACACGACGAGTCGGTTGCTCCTGACCAGGGACATTTAATGCCTGTCCAGTGCGATGCCCCTCGCCTTGCGTCCGAACACGCCTTCTCGTACTTCTCGCCATTTACGCCTCGATATAGACTAACGCGCCATCAACCGACTGTGACCCACCAAGTTCCATATTCAGTAGCGTGGCGTCAGACGTTTCAAACCAACCGACCGGATTAAACGGCAGGACAATCGTCTGTCCCGCAGTCGGTCCCATCTGTCCGGTGAGAGCGGTTCCACCAGCCCCATCCTCGAATCGAATAGTGACGGCTGTTCCAGTCATAGTGAAGAATGCGGCCAAGACACGAATCTTCTTTCCCGTGACTGCCGCAACAAGGGTATTATCCCCACTACTCGCCGCGTCAATCTTGGCGCGTTTAATGAGTTGTGTATCTCTGATATCCTGAAAATCTTCCTGAATGAACGCCATCAGGCACTCCTATTCTGTATGTGTATACCGATAATCGTAACCAGGCGCACGATCCCGATTAAACCGTGCCAGTGTTTGTATCACCGGACCAAAAATCTGATTCCCTAAGTCAATCACCGGACCCGCCTCGTCATCTTTTCCAACACGCAGCATCCGAACAGCAAACTGGGCAATCGGCAGCATCACAATATCTGGATACGAAAATGTCCCACTTGCCGTAATATCATCAGCGGCCTTCATCCCGTAATACCGCACTGTATGTGTCGCATCAGGAAGCGGATCCCAATAGATGTGACTTCCATTTGTCCAGTATCGCACAGGACGACCCGTCGTCGTGGCATTGAATTGCACTGACGGATAGAACGTACGCGAAGTGTAGTGATCCCCGGTATATCCCACACGCTCTAAGTCCCACAAAGGACGACTTGTCGTCGGATCAATAAACTGTAAGCGATCCAGTCGGATCAATCCTGTAGGAAAAGCTGTCGATTCCGTGCTGGCCGATGTCGTGACAGTGCTGATACTCGAAGCCATGACATTCGTCTGTAATGCCATCATGGACTCAAAGTGGTCTTGGGCTGAATTTAAGGCACGAAGACCGAGCGTGACACCCGTTTCACCTGACTGAAGCTGAAGACCACGATCCATCACTTCCATCGTGTCCAACAGCGATTGGCCTGTAGCCATAAGACTTAATCCCCCGCATGGTGATTCACAAATTTACTGCCAGAGGAATGACCACGCATACTGACCTGTATTTTCGTATGATCCCATCGATCAGACCCTACGTCCGAAAGCTCTTGCTCTCGGTCAGCATCGCGTTCCATTTGCTCTCGCTGTGACTCTTCTTCAACCCTAGCCCAATATTTCTTACCAGACCCCCACTTAAAACCGCTCTGTTCATAACATGCGGCAAGTGCGCGGGTGTCCAGTGGGACATATTGACCACTAGAGTCTTCCACCACAAACAACAACAGCCATCCTTTAGACCGATGGTGTTGTATACGAGGACGCTTGTACCAGACCAACCAACGCTCACGAAGAGGATGCCATGTGGCCTCCAAATCGTGATGTATACCCCGAAGCTGCTGTCGAAAGGACTCCGGTGCAAACTGAACCCCAAACCGATTAGGATGCCAAAACTGAGGACTTTCCTCAATCGGTGGGGTGTCTATCATCCGAAAACCTTCATACCGAACTCACGAACACGATCATCCTTGCTCGTTTTACAGTGTTTCGACATACGCGCACGGGCCATGTTGTAGGACTGGCGAGATTCTGGCTTAAAGTTTGCCACCCATCCATCGACGGGACACTTTAATGAGCCATTCTCAGTATCTTCAATCAACGCATCCGGTACGGGTTCTGCCTTTTTTGCCCACGGTGCCTGAAATACTTCAGACACCGCATCTCTCAAGGAAACCCGAAACGAGACTCGCTCACCATTTTCATCAAAATACGTACTGACTGAACCAGCATCAGAAGTGATGCCACCCCGATGTGGACGACCACGACCATCCCAGGCGTGCATCGTTGGAAACCGGGGCGCACCACGAGTGGACATTTCACTCCACCGCTCATGCTCATGTAAATACTTGCCAATGGTGTCAGAAATCGCCTCTTTTCCTGCCCATGCAATCCCACGATGCTTGTTCAGTTCTTCCAGTTCATATAACTGGCCGAGAACTTCTTGCACCGCAACTGGATTCACCCCATTTGGGAGTGTTTCCTGAAGAGCCGAAACAGGAGATTCACCTAAATGTGACAGGAAAAACTTGTTTTCCTCTAGCGAGTACCGAACAGGATCAAAGACCTCCATACGCCTCCTTAATACGTTGTATTCGTACGGACCGGCTTCAACACCACATGCACAGATCCTTCGTAGGCTGTCACCGTTCCGGTGTAATTCAACGACAGTTGTTCCCCTTTATCGAGTTTGCGATTAGCAAGCGTCGATGTCAGGGTCGATTGCACTGGCGTATTTGCCGTACTATCCAACGCCAATGCTGAACTTATTGCGGTGGTCAGACTCGCCGGGGCCGTCCCCGATGCAGCCACACCAACATCTAACGTCGTGCTACTGGCTCCAGCCGTGCTGTGAACCTCGCGCACATCCATGATTTCGTAATCCTGGTCTGCGACAAAGATCCCCGTATCAGCAGCTTCTCCTGCTGAAATGGTATAGACCACATGAACCGGCGCAAGTCGAGCGATTGCTTTAATACCCATAGTTACCTACTTTCTGGCGAAGTAACAGGGGGACAGAGTTGACTCTCCAGTAAGACTCCATCCCCCCGCACCTACTCAGTTTACGACTCTGCTACGTCTTCAATCTTCGCACCTGCCGCTGGATTATCACTCAGCAACTCACCCTGCCAGTACCACGCCACCTCAAAAGTGGAGTTGGAAGTCTGACGGAAGAACGGTGTTCCATCGAAGATTTCCGATACCGGACGAGGCACCGCATTTTCACCGTGACCGATGAAGAAATGCTTGGTATCCAGACCGATAATCGTATTCGCCGCAAAATACGGCTCTGCGTGCCACGGATTGCCGCTAAAACGGTAAATCGTGCGGCCATCGCCACCATCTTTACCTTTTTGCTGCGCCCCACCATCACGCCCCACACCAGACCCACCATCAAACGCCTTCGGTGAACTCATCGCAAAGAACGCATCTTCGCGGAGAAGTTCGTGATACCGGCGAATAATCGGCAGGTTGGAGATGTAGGAGTTCAACTTGGCCCCACCTTTTTCACGGACAGAATCTTCTAGCTGCATCAGCAGGTCTTCTGTCAGTGCGCGGTTAGTGCCACCATTAGCCAAGACCACAGATTCCCAAAATTCGTTCCCTGCGGTACCACGGTCGATCCCACCAAAGTCACCCTTCGGTGTTGGCGGATCATCGTTGTCAATAATGCCCAACAAACCATTGGTATGGTATGAGGTGCTTGACGACACCGTGTCTTGAATGACGAAGTAGTCACCTGCGGCGGTGCCACTTGGCGCAGAACCGCTAATCGTAACAGTACGATTTGGCGCATCTATCGCTGTGACCGTTGCAGAGTCAGCTAACTTCGCGTTGTTGTCCGACGCATCCATCAAGTCAACGACCATGCCGACATCGAGACTCGGTAGAGCATCGACGGTAATCGTCGTCTGGTTATCGGCGGCTGGCATCACGGCCAGTTTGCCAAGACCATCAGACAAGAGGTCGGCATTGAGGAGCTTGAGGACACGACGACGGAAACCCGCCTCCATCATTTTCAACGCCGTCTGAAACGCAAACTTTGAGTTCCGTGCGTCTTGGAGGAGTTTCCACGACATGTTGTACAGTCCGGCAAATTCTTCCAGACTGAAGGATGC